GTATGTACCAGAAGACCCTGAAAACCCGGGCGAGGTGGCCCCGTGGGCCAAGCGTTTCATCAGGCAGGTGTGCTCTTTTCCGGAAGCAAAGGGCCACGACGACTACGTTGACGCACTTTCACAGGCTTTGCGCGTTCTAAGGGACTCAGGTTGGCTCCAGTTGGACCCACTGCCGGCGCGAGACTACGTGCATGCAGACGACATTGCGCGAAACAGGGTCAATAACCCCTACGCCGCGTGATTTTCGGGCACAAACACCCGCTTTTATGGGTGATTGGTTATAGGAGGCCCCCTGAATGCACAGTTCATCGCACGCAAAAGAGATCAGGCAGTGTGGTTGTCAGATGTGTCGCTATATCCGAGGACGAAGCGAGTCATTTTCTGTCTGGGGCAAGGTTAGAGCAGGGTATCGGAGCATGTTGAAAGACATTGTCAGAGGCGGCGACCTTGAAAACTACAACAAAATTTTGAAAAACCGAGATTACGATGCTTAATCCAATTAAAACACCGACACAGATGATGTATGAACAAGCAGGCATCCCTCATTACGGTACCGGCGGTAAAACTGGCGTGGTTGAGCAGTTTGCAAACCGAATTCAAGACGCAATTCGTAAATACACAAAAGCTGTAGGCAAACCCCCGTCTGCAGAAGAAGTAAAACAGCTAGAGGACCACATTCGGTCCCTTTCAAAGCCAACAGGCAACGCGCCGCAGACAATGGCGCGCACACAACAGCAAACACCGTTCTCAAACCAGCTTGTTGACGCAACAGGCCGTCCTTATCAGACAGCAACAAGCCCCACAGGCCAAGCAATCACACCAGAGCGCGCCAAGGGTGTGGCAACACGCGAGTCAGTGGGTCCTTACCAAGATTTACCAAGCCAGTTTGGCATGTCACCCGCAAACATCAAGGCGCGTGCATATCCAAAGGGTCAGTTTTTAAACGCGTTCCCTGAAGACGAGTTTATGTCGATGGCCAACACTGGCCGCACAGGCAACCGCACATGGAACAAGTCATTCACACCCTCAACAGAAGAGTTGGCAACGCGCCAGCAGTTGGGTGAAGAGGCGATGGACCTCACAGACGACGCAATGGGTGGTCTTGATGCCATTCGTATGACCGAGGGTGACATTCCTCAGATGACCAGCGCAAGTGAGCCGTTTGCCACACGCGCGGCGCAAATGGAAGGCCCCGGCATTGACAAACTGACAGACGAGATGTTGTTGGGCAAGCACGGCGCCTTGGTGGATAAAGTGGTTGCGGACTTCCGTGCCCGCGGCATTGACCCAGACCAAGAAGACATTGTGAACGCGATCAACGCGATGATCAACCCAATGCGCCACAACTATACCGGCATGAACCCGATTGCCCAACGCCCTGTGCAGGGCCGTGGCCCCGCAACCGCAGAGATGAACGCGTGGCGCGACGAGGCCCGCATGTCTGGTTTGCCAGAAACAGTGGTGACTAAGCACCCAGATGATTGGAAGGCACAACACCAGCGCGATTATTTGCTGGACACAACCCCCGAGCAACGCGCGCCGTTTGCGCAAGACTGGCAGATGCAAGAGTTGGAAGACAGACGCCGCCGTGCGGTGCAGGGTAAAGCCGCAGGCGGCATGATGTACTCTCCCCGCGACATGCAGGCCGAGATGATGGTCCGCGGTTACGCAGGTGGTGGTTACACACAAGATTCCCCTACACAGGAAGATGTAGTCAACATGATCCGCAGAGGTAGTACAAGAATGGACAACTCTGCCGACGAAATGATGATGCGCGCTTACGAGAACCGTCAGCCTTCAATGAGTGAGTACAAAGCGTCTCCTAGAGAACGTATCTCTTCATTGGGTCAAGACTTTTTAGAACGGTCAGGTATGCCCCGTTACAAGGCACGCAAAACAGCCAACACAGTAGTTGGTGGACCTGCCAGTAACTTGCCCGGCGGTTTTGGTTTGGCAGACATTGCCATGTTGAACCCCGCTGGCGCAATGGCCGTGTCGCCTATGTATGCCGCAGAAACAGGACACTACATTGGAAAAGGCGAGCCAGTTGGCGCTGGTATGAGCGCTTTGGGCATGTTGCCCATGGCCGGACCAATTCGTAAAGCATACAAAGGCTTTAACCAATAATGCAACCTATCATTCCACTCCAAAAGGGCGGTAACCTGTCCGCGTTGTCGTACGCTGAAGACGAGACGACAAAAGAAGTAGACACGGACAAAGAGATCCAAGATCTGGCCGAGGCGCTTGACATCGACATTGACGATGTAGAGTCAGAGGTTATTGAGTTGGAAGACGGCTCTGTTGTGGTGAACATGACGGAGGTTGAAAAGCCGTCACAGAATCCAGAGTTCTACGCCAACTTGGCCGAAGAGATGGAAGAGGGTATCTTGGACGGTTTAGCGTCCGAGTACCTTGACCTGATTGAAGTGGACCGTGAGTCGCGCAAACAGCGTGACAAGCAGTACGAAGAGGGCATTCGCCGCACAGGTTTGGGCAACGACGCCCCCGGTGGCGCAACGTTTGACGGCGCGTCCAAGGTGGTTCACCCCATCATGGCAGAGGCCTGCGTAGACTTTGCGGCAAACGCCTGCAAAGAGTTGTTGCCGGCAGACGGCTTGGTGCGCACGTACATCAAGGGCAAGGCTGACCAAACCCGTTTGGACACAGCACAGCGTAAAGCCAACTTCCTGAACTGGCAATTGACAGAGCAGGTTGAAGAGTACCGCGACGAGATGGAGCAGTTGTTTACACAGCTTCCCCTTGGTGGCTCACAATATCTCAAATGGAGATGGGACAAGGACCTGAACCGCCCAGTGCCAGAGTGGGTTCCAATTGACAACGTGCTGTTGCCTTTTGCGTCTACAAATTTTTACTCAGCCGCGCGTGTTACAGAACAGCAAGACATCACCGAAGATATGTTCAAGCAACGTATCGAAGTTGGTGAGTACCGCGACATTGAGTTGTACACCTCTGACCTGTTGCCTGAGAACCAGACACAGTCTAAAAAGGCCAACGACAAAATTGAAGGTCTAACAGAGCCAACGAAGAACGTAGACGGTTTGCGCCGCGTGTACGAAATTACCGCGTTCTTGCGTTTGGAAGACGACCCGCTGACAAAAGGTGCACGTGCGCCGTATGTTATGACGGTGGACGAGATTTCAAGCAAGGTGGTTGCACTGTACCGTAACTGGCAGTCAGGCGACACACGCATGCGCAAGCTCGACTGGATGGTCGAGTACAAGTTTATTCCATGGCGCGGCGCTTATGCGATTGGTATGCCACACCTGATCGGTGGCCTCTCAGCGGCACTGACTGGTTCATTGCGCGCGTTGATGGACTCAGCGCACGTGAACAACAGCCAGACCATGTTGAAGCTCAAAGGCGGACGCATTGGTGGACAGACAGACCGCATTGAGCCAACTCAGGTCGTAGAAATCGAGGGTTCACCCGGCGTGGACGACGTGCGTAAGTTGGCCATGCCACTACCGTTCAACCCACCGTCTTCTGTGCTGTACAACCTGTTAGGTTGGTTGACAGACGCGGCTAAAGGTGTTGTGAAGACCAGCGAAGGCCGTATTGCTGACGCTGGTAGCAACACACCGGTTGGCACAACACAGGCGCTCATCGAGCAGGGTTCTAAAGTATTCTCAAGCATTCACGCGCGACTGCACCGCAGTCAGGCTAAGAGCTTGCAGGTCCTGTCTCGTATCAACCACTGGTACTTGGAAGACATGGACAACCAGTCCGGTGCCGAGATCGCGGTTGAGGACTTTGAAGACAACTCAGACGTCAGCCCAATCTCTGACCCTAACATCTTCAGCGAAACACAGCGCTTGACTCAGGCTCAACTGGTAATGCAGTTGGCAGACAAGGCGCCTCAGTTGTACAACGTGCGTGAAGCGCACATGCGCGTGATGAAGTTGATGAAGGTGCCTGACATTGAGAAGGTCATGCCTAATCCACAGGGCTCGGTTGAGAGCAACCCTGCGCTAGAGAACGTGCAGATGACAATGGGCCACGCGGCCGCCGCGTTCCCAGACCAGAGCCACATCGATCACTTGAAGGTGCACTTGGCGTACATGATGGACCCCGCGTACGGCGGCAACCCACTCATTGGCCCTTCTGTGACGCCTTTGATGTTGGAGCACATCAAGCAACACCTGACACTGCACTACCTGCAGTCGATGCGCAACTACGTGTCACACGCCGCTGGTGGCAAAGACGCGTTCAAGTTGAACGAAGAGCGCAAGCTGGACCTAGCCGCCCAAGAGGCGCTGGCAATGGCCGCGCAGTTGGTCAACCAAGACGCGCAGAAGACGTTCGAGGGTATCAACCCGATTGTTCAGCAGTTGGTGCAACAGATGCAACAGGCCAAACAGTCCCAGATGCAGATGGCCGCCATGGCGGACCCAACGTCTCAGGCTTTGGTGCAAACACAAATGGCCGAAACAAAGCGCAAAACGGAAGAGGCGCAGGCCAGATTTCAGTTGGAGCGCGAAAAGATGCAGGCCGAGATGGCAGACAAGGTGCGCGACATGCAGGCCAAGGTTGCAGAGATTCAGGCCAAGTTGGGACTACAGCAACAGTTGGCCGATCAGGACAACTCGGCCAAGGTGGCTATTGCCGACATCAACAACGCCTCCAAAGAGCGCGTGGCAATGATCAACGCCGACCAAGCGTTGAGCGCACAACAGATTCAACAACAGCACTCACAAGAGATGACTGCGTTGGAAGCAGAAAGCCAAGCTTACGCAGACCTGCGTAAACATGGGTTAGACCAAGCGCATGCAGAACAGCAACGTGCACACGATGCGGCGATGCAGGCGCAACAACAGTTGGCCCAAGCGGTCCAACAAGCACAACAACCAACAGGAGCACAGTAATGGCAACAGGCAATCAAGACATGGGTTTTCGCAAGAACTACAAGATCACCGGCAAGCCCGGTTATGCAGGCGGCCCCGGCTCGCCAGTAGAAAAAGGTCCCTCTGGTTCAAAAATGGCGCCACCCGCACCCTTGTACCAAGTACCGCCCGTAAATAGTCGCGGTCTTAAAAAATAAGTTAGGGCGTAAGTGCACACTTTTGTGTGTACTTAGTTATAAGGAGGGTTTTTGATGAAAGACCCGTTATATGAATCGATCTTCAGGATCAAAGAAGCCGTTGAGTTTTTGCAAGACGGCGTTTTGAGCGGAGTCGATAGCTGGGATAAATACAACCAGCTTGTGGGGAGAGGCCAAGGTCTGAAAGAGGCTTTGGAAATTATCAACAGTGTCCTGCGAGAGGACGAGGAATCTGACAATGACAGAGAGTAAGTACCAAGTAGATGGTCGGAGTGAAGCCGACTGTTTTCCGGCAGTTGATCCGGGAATCAAGCTTAAAGGCAACCGAATCGTAGTTCAACTGCGAAAAGCCAAAGACGTTTCAAAAGGCGGCATCATTCTAGTGAGTGATACAAAGGCCACCGAAAAATGGAACGAGGTGATTGCAAAGGTGGTGGCAGTAGGCCCCTTGGCATACAGAGATCTTAGCACCCTTGAAACGTGGCCAGAAGGCGCGTGGGTAGAGGTTGGAGATCTTGTTCGTGTGATCAAGTACGGCGGTGACCGCTGGGCAGTCCCACACGGCGACGGTGAGGTTGTGTTTATCATTTTGCAAGACCGCGAGGTTATTTGTGCAATTGATAATTTTGAAACCGCGAGGACCATGTTCCCCGCATTTGTTGAGTAAAGGATTTCGTTATGAAATCAGTGCAAAAAGCAGAAATGCAAGCTGGCGAAGACATCGCCATTAAAGAACGGGACGATGGCAGTGCGTTAGCCGCCATGGACGACCACGTTGACCCTTTTGAGGGCACAGAAGATAACACATCGGCGTCAGATGACGACGGTGATGGTGACACAGAAAACTTTGCCGAAGGCGGCAATGTTGAGGGTGACACCGAAGAAGACAGAGAGGCCCTTCGAGCCGCGCGTCGTGAAGAGCGACGCCTGAAGAAGGACCTGACGAAGCAACGCGAGGTAAGCGCAAAGCATAAGATCAGTTCGCTGGAACGCCGCAACGAGACCCTTGAGCGCCGGTTGGCCCAAGTGGAAAACGCCGCAGTAGGATTCCAGTTTGCACAGATCGACCGCTTGTTGGAAGACGAGTCCACGCGCGTTGAGTACGCGAAGATGAAGGCAACGCAGGCCGCGCAGGCGGGCAACGTGGCCGAGCAAATGGAATACATGGAGCAGTTCCACAACGCCAAGACAAAGTTGGCGCAGGTGCAAATGCTTAAACAGCGTCAGTTGGAAGAGGCTAAACAGCCCCGTAACAACGTGCCGAGCCCCGCGACTGAGGTGGTTCAGCAAAACGCTACAGACTGGTTACATTCAAACCGCTGGTATGACCCCAGTGGTAAAGATACAGACAGCCGCATTGCCAAGGTAGTTGACAATGCACTGGCAAGCGAAGGTTGGGATCCAGCAGACCCAGAGTACTGGGAAGAGTTGGACAATCGATTGAAAGAACGTTTACCCCATCGGTACACGGGCAAAACAGGCGGAGACCGTAACCGCCGTAGCGGAACCTCAAGTGGTCGCACAGACGTGAGTGGTAGTGCTGTAAAGAACACCTTCACACTGAGCAGAGACCGCGTGCAGGCGCTCAAGGACGCAGGAATGTGGGATGACCCATCTAAGCGTGCTAAAGCGATCCGAAGCTACGCAGATTTTGACCGTAAGAACCGAGTAACGAAATAAGGGGTAAGACATGGCTAACAATCGAATTACACGAGATTTAGACGACCGCCTGCAAGGGCGTGTTGATGAACTGAAGGCGCGGAGCGAAATCTCCTCGCCTGATGAAGCAGTGAAGCGTGAAAGGCTGGAGGCTTTTCGGGACAAATGGTCCAACAACGCACTGCCGGACGTACCGGGTGGTTTACTGCCGGGTATGCACCTCTGCTGGCTGTCAACGACAAACCAGTATGATTCAATCGACAAACGCATCGCGTTGGGTTATGAGCCAGTGAAAGCCGCCGAATTAGGAAAAGGCTTTGAACACTTAGGCAAGATGAGCTCGGGCAAGTTTGAAGGTTGTATATCTTGTAATGAGATGATCTTATTCAAGTTACCAGAAGACATTTATCAGGAAGTGGCAAAAATGCTTCACCACGATGATCCTTTGGAACACCAGCGCAACATTACGTCGCAGGTTCGTTCACAGGCTGAAGGTGGTAAAGGTGGACGCTCTATTCTGGAAGGTGGTCTCTTGGAGATGGAAAAAGATGCACATAGATCCGCACATAACTTGCGGTTTAGTTAAACAACTTTAAGGAACCAATAAATGAGTGCAACTTACACTCCCTTTGGCCTGAAGCCCGTATATCATCCTAGCGGCATTATCCGTTCATTGAATTACACCGGCGCGTTCAGCGCGACCGATATATTCTACAGCGGTACCCCTGTCTCTTTAGATGAAGCAACGACTGCAGGCACATCTACCCTCGTGGTAGCTTCCGCGACACCCACAGCAGGCATGCGTTTAGCAGGCGTGTTCGGTGGTGTTGAATACACCGACGCCTCTGGCCGTCGTACCGTCAGCAAATGGTTTGGTCCCGCTTTGGGCACCGCCACTGACGTCGTGATGTGGATTTTCATGGACCCCGAAATTGTGTATGAGATTCAAGCTAACGCTGGTGTCGCAAACACAAAAGTCGGTCAAGAATTCAACTTCTTGACACCATCCGCTGGTCAAATCATCGGCAATGGTGGTCTGGGTACTTCAACCGCAGGTTTGAACCCCGCCGATGTTGCCGTAGGCACACAAGCACAAATGCAAGTCACTGGTCTCGGCCGTGAAATCAACAACGCTTGGGGTGATAACGCAACTGTTGTGCAAGTCAAGCTAGCTAACGACGCGTTCGTTGCCGCTAACGTAGAATAACTAAAGAAAGGAAGTAGCACATGGCAACCCCAATGCGCAGTACGGACTTTAGAGCGGTAGTCGAACCTATCCTCAATGAAGTCTTTGATGGTGTATACCAACAACGCGATGACGAGTGGAAGGGTTTCGTTACCCAGATCACCGGCATTCCCCGCAACTATCACGAAGAAGTGATGCTGTTCGGTATGAACACAGCCCCTGAGATGCCTGACGGTACACCCGTTTCGTATGACCAAGGCGGTACTTTGTTCATTACCCGTTTCATCTATCGTATCTATGGTTTGGCATACGCCATGACCAAAGTATTGATGGAAGACGGCGATCACATTCGTATCGGCTCGACTTTCTCGAAGCACTTGGCTCAGTCCATGATCGAGACAAAAGAGACATTGTGTGCAAACTTGTTGAACTTTGCGTTCACTGCCGGCTATGTCGGTGGCGACGGTAAAACATTGATCGCAAATGACCACCCAATCTCCCAAGGTCGTTCTTTCAGCAACCAATTGTCTACAGCCGCTTCACTTTCACAGACATCTGTGGAACAGTTGCTGATCCAAATCCGCTCTGCGGTGGACAACAACGGTAAGCGTATTCGCCTGAAGGCGGAGCAACTCGTGGTACCTCCTGCTTTGGAATTCCAAGCAGAAGTTATCTTGAAGTCTGTCCTCCGTTCTGGTGGCGCTGACAACGATCTGAACCCTATCAAGTCTACTGGCATGTTGCCAAACGGCGCCCACGTGGTGACTCGTTTGTCCTCAAGCAAGGCTTGGTTCATTCAGACCGACGCTGAAAACGGTTTGATGTTGGTCATGCGTCGTCCCTTGGAGCGTAGCTCTGAAGGTGACTTCGAGACTGACAGCATGCGTTACAAGGCCTCTGAGCGTTATGCTACAGGTTGGCACGATCCCCGTAATATGTACGGCACGATCGGTTTGTAATCGCAGACCTAGCCGGGCGTAAAGAACCCGGCACCCTAAACGCCCTACCTGCAAAGGTAGGGCGTTTTTGTTTGTGGATATGGGTAATTCTATGTAAGAGCTATAATCAGCATCGACCCGTAAAGCTCACGGGCGGACGCCATAGAGACGATGCTGTAATCTTTCTATGGAAAGTACATAAAAATGTCAGTAACTTTTAACACCCCTATCCGCGTTTTTAAGCGCAACAACCCC